AATTAATCTACAGAAGATTACTGCTGGTCAAGCAATGTTTGACGAGCCTGCTGAAGTTGAATATGATGACGACCCAGAACCTATGCCAGAGGAAGAGCCAAATGAAGAAATTTAACCAACTCTTCGAGGAAGCACCCGCTGCTGATTACAAGCGTAAAGTGGATGACGAAGAAGAAGTAAAAAATTACAAGCCTCGGTCTGACGATGAGCAAAAATTTGTAGATATGCACAAGGTTGAAAAGAAGAAACATCCAGTAGCACCAGATGAACAGCACACCGGGGATCGCCCAAAGGGCAAGAAAGGTTCTGCCGGCGAAGATCATGACGGTGCTGAGGAAAAGGGCGAGCAAATGCTCAAGACATATTCTCAATTCATGAAGATGGGCGGCTTCGGCGGAGATTCCTATAAGGGTGCTGGCAATTCTGGCGGCGAAAAAGCTCCAGTCATGCAGGGTTCTTCAAAGATTAAAGAAGAAGTTGATCTTGATGAAGGCTCTAACGATGGCTATTATGCTATGCAGGATGCCAAGGCTAAAGCCAAGAAGATGGGCAAAGTCTGGGATCGGATGGGACAATCTGAAAAAGATGCCTTGATCGGACCAGAAATGATACGCCGCGGGTATAAGAAACATGGTTCACGTTGGATTAAGGAAGAAGTTGATCTTGATGAAGGCGCCAATGACAGCTATTATGCTATGCAGGATGCCAAGGCCAAAGCTAAAAAGATGGGCAAGGTCTGGGACCGGATGGGACAATCTGAAAAAGATGCTCTCATTGAACCAGAAATGAGACGTCGTGGTTATAAGAAACACGGCTCACGTTATGTTAGAGAAGAAGTTGATCTAATTGATGAGGCATTTAGAGCTGGTAATCTTAGACTGAAAGATGGCAAGACAGTAAAAATTGATAAGATTACTGCCGAGTCTCTTAATAATGCTATGAAGCAACTCAATTCCACAAACAGAAAGCGTATGGAAACTGAAGCCATGAAGGATAAAGATTCCTTCAATTCCATGGTCAAGTTTGCTAAGGCTGCGGTATAGGGAGTTTGATTCATGTCAGGTATTGCTAGAATTACTCCTGTTACAAATGCTGTTTCAACTGGCACAGCAACCAATGTTTTTGGTGCAACAGCCGTATTATTGACTCAGACTGGTTCTACTCAGAGAACAATTACTATTGCCAATACCGTATCAGCCGCATCTGGTGGTGGACAATATGGCATTCCGGCTGGTAATGCTAGTCAGGCTACAGTTATTCTCTCTAATGTAACAGGGTCACAAATCATTATTAATAAGAAACCATCAGATACAGTTGCCGGTCATTCAGAAGTTTCTGCGACTGGTGTTGCAAATGCTGGAGACGCATAATGAAACTTATCACCGAAAATCTCGAAACTGATGTCGAGTTTATCACTGAAGCAAAAGCAGACGGTGGTAAGAATTATTTCATCGAAGGTGTATTTATGCAGGGTAATATCAAGAACCGTAATGGTCGGATGTATCCTATGGAAACTTTGATGAAAGAGGTTAATAGATATAATAAAGAATATATTGAACCAAATCGTGCTTATGGCGAACTCGGTCATCCACAGGGTCCAACAATTAACCTAGAACGTGTTTCGCACATGATCAAGGATCTTTACCAGGACGGCAATAATGTTATGGGCAAAGCAAAGATCATGACGGAAACACCAATGGGTAAGATTGTAAAGAATCTTATGGATGAAGGTGCCAAGCTCGGTGTATCATCCCGTGGTATGGGAACGCTCAAACCAGGTAAGGATGGTACAAATATGGTTCAATCCGATTTTCAGCTTGCAACCGCGGCTGATATTGTAGCCGATCCTTCAGCTCCCAATGCTTTCGTTGAGGGTGTAATGGAGGGAGTTGAATGGTTACAAGTTGATGATCGTTGGGTTCCACAGTACATCGAGGAAACTCAAAAGGCGATCAATAAAGTTTCAAAACGGGATTTGCAGGAAGCGAAGGTTGCTGCTTTTGCAAAATTCCTGAAACAACTCTAAAAGATGTGTAATTATAAATAATATGGAATTGAAAATCATTATTTCAATAAGGAGATAACAGATGTCCGAACAAGACCTAGAAGTAATGGAGGACGCTGAGGTTCTTGAAACTCCTGAAGAGATTTCAGACGATGAAGATCTTTTAGAGTTCAAGGCTTCCATGGGCGATCCTTCAGAAATTCCAGATCCCCAGACAAAAAAGACTGACGAAAAACCAGATCCAAAATCTGCCGAGCCAATGCCAAAAACAAAGGCCGGTATGATTAATGCTATGGTCGGTCATATGAATAAGATGAAAAAGACTGACCTACAGGCTGGTTATGGCAAGCTAATTGCTGCCATGTACGGCGAAGAGGTAGAAATCGAAGATGATGTTGAAATCATCGATGATACTCCTGTACGTCAGGTTCAGAAGGTTACCGCCGAAGATATTAATGTCCAGGAAGACGTTGATGCAATCTTCAATGGTGCCGATCTTGACGAAGATTTCAAGGAAAAGGTTGCCACTATTTTCGAGGCAGCAGTTGTTTCTAAGGTTAACGAGCAGGTCGAGAAGTTTGCTGTTGAGGCAGAATCTGATCTAGAAGTTTCCCGCCAGGAAACAGTTGATGAACTTACCGAAAAGGTTGACTCATATCTTGACTACGTAGTTCAGGAATGGGTTGAGGAGAATAAGCTCGCCATTGAAAAGGGTGTTCGCGCCGACATGGTTGAGGATTTCCTCAAAGGCCTCAAGGGTCTATTCGAAGAGCATTACGTCGACATTCCAGAAGAAAAGGTTGACGTTGTTGAGGAACTCATTGCTAAGGTTGATGAGCTCGAAGACAAGCTTAACGAAGAGACAGATAAGAATGTCGAACTCATTGGCAAGGTCAAGGAGTTTGAAAAGGAAACAATCTTTGCTGAGTCTACTGAAGATCTCACCGACACACAGGTCGAGAAGCTACGTAGTCTTGCAGAGGGTGTAGAGTTCACCTCAGCTGATGATTTTCAGAAGAAGATCGGTATGCTGAAGGGGCAATATTTTGATATTGATGAAGAGACCGATACGGTCATCGTCGATGATGAAGATGGTCCAATTTCTCTTGAAGAAGAGATCCAAGGTCCAACAGGTGCCATGGCAGTTTATATGAATGCCATTTCGAAATCTGCTAGAAAATAATGTTATTATAAATAAACAATGAAGGCTGATATTTACAGTTAAGGAGAAACAAAAAATGTTCCTATCTGAAGATCTACAGAAGAAGTGGCAGCCAGTCATTGAGCATCCTGACCTCGGAGAGATTAAGGATCCTCATCGCCGCGCCGTCACAGCAACTCTTCTAGAAAACCAAGAAAAGGCTTCACGCGAATCCGCTATGGGTTCTGGTGGTTATCAGATGCCATCACTACTCGGCGAAGCCGCACCAACCAATGCAATGGGTGCTTCAAGCTCCACTGCTTCTGATGGTGCAGTCGACATCTTCGATCCAGTACTTATCTCACTGGTTCGTCGTTCTATGCCAAACCTCATTGCATATGATGTCTGCGGCGTTCAGCCAATGACAGGCCCAACCGGTCTTATCTTTGCAATGCGCCCACGTTACAGCTCACAGGCTGGTTCAGAGGCCCTCTACAACGAGGCAGTCACAAGCCACTCCTCAACAGCTAATAACAGCGTCGGTGGTGTTACATTCACCACACTCGACGGTGCCGCAGCTGCTCAGGCTGGTTCTGACCCAACCGATCGTGCTTCTGGTTCCGGTTATACCGTTGCCACAGGCATGGGCACATCAACCGCTGAAGCTCTAGGCGATTCTGCTAATAACAGCATCTCCGAGATGGCATTCAGCATTGAGAAGGTTGCAGTAACTGCAGTCTCACGTGCACTCAAGGCAGAATACACCATGGAACTTGCTCAGGATCTTAAGGCAATCCATGGTCTAGACGCCGAGACCGAGCTCAGCAATATTCTCTCTGCAGAAATTCTTGCTGAAATCAACCGCGAAGTCATTCGTACAATCAACTACACCGCAACAGCCGGTGCCCAGGACAACACAACAACTGCTGGTACATTCGACCTTGATGTCGATGCAAACGGCCGGTGGAGTGTTGAGCGGTTCAAGGGTCTAGTATTCCAGATTGAGCGTGAAGCCAATCAGATTGCTAAGTCCACACGCCGCGGTAAGGGTAACGTCCTAATCTGTGGTTCAGATGTTGCATCTGCTCTTCAGATGGCCGGTGTACTAGATTACACACCTGCTCTAAGCGCCAACCTAAACGTCGACGACACAGGCAACACCTTCGCTGGTGTCCTAAACGGTCGGGTTCGGGTATACGTTGATCCATACTTCTCCAGTGCTTCTGGCGACCAGTATGTCACCGTTGGTTACAAGGGTTCCAGTGCATTCGATGCTGGTCTATTCTACTGCCCATACGTACCTCTACAGATGGTCCGTGCGGTCGGTGAAAACACCTTCCAGCCAAAAATCGGATTTAAGACTCGCTACGGCATGGTCGCAAATCCATTCGCAACAACAGCCGCAAACGGTACAATTTCTTCACAGCAGAAGAACATCTACTACCGCATGGTTATTGTTTCAAATCTTATGTAATAATAAGATCCGATATAATCGGGCTAGAGGGAGGCTTTTGCCTCCCTCTTTTTTTTGTGTTTGTGTTATTA